ATGAAGAGGCGATGATGATGGCTAAAGGAGAACGAATGTTGCACGGTCAATTCGGCTGTGTTGATTACCAAAGCGGAATCATCGAACCGGGTTTTGTCACCACAATGCCTACCTCCAACGCATCAGCGGTGTTCGCCGTCGTTCCTGGAGGCGCAAGCCAATACATGGGCGTCACCAGGCACGACGACGATTTCTATTCCGCCAACGGCTACGCACAGAACGTCAAGGACGGAAAGCACTTCATCACCTATCAGTACGTTGACCTTCGAGATATGATGACCAATCATGAGTGTATGGACGACATTACGATCAACGTGCAGCGCAACTATGACAACCCGTTCCCAAACCCGATTTACAATATGGCCCCTGGTCAAGGTATCGAGGAAACCTTTACCGTTGTCCTGGGCAAAATGGATTTGAAACTAATCGAACAAGATGTCACCAACAACTTGGAAATCGAAGCACTACCACAAGCAGGTATGCAACCGGCACGGTTTGGTGGCTTAACTGGGGAAACATTAGAAAATGGACTACCTAATCAAATCCTTTACCGAGAAGTCCGTAGGTATTTCAGCGATCCATCTCAACAAAGCTCGTCTCCAAATCAAATGCCTAACATGGCTGGACCGCTTGGAAACTCGACAACGCCCACACGTTGGACTGGTTCTCTGCAACTGTCGGATCGTACCGTTGCAGGTTATCCTAACCTTCTCGTCGGACCTGGTATCACAATTATGCGCTCCTGGTCAATTTACCCTGCCGACCGTACAATTCAAAGTCAATCCAGCAGTGTTCCTCCTGAACCTGCTGAAGAGTTTTTGAATCAACGTTCGTACATTGGGCTCAAAACTCCTGCACTTCAGTGGAACATCACCGGCAAGGTACGTAAATTGACCGCCACGGAAGAAGCCGTATGGTACACAAACATCCTTTTGACTCGTGATAGCGACAACTGAGGTGACTCAGTGCTTCCAGGAACAAACTACTCCGAAACATTGATTCCGGAATTCCATGCTTATCGAGAGTTTTGGCTGGACATACGTCCCGAATTGATGAAAACTTACGAAGAGGTGAGCCCGGATGTCAAGGCTTCCCTCGATGCAATCAAAGAAAACCGGTTTGGAGCCGAAGAAGTGGGGTCATTGGTGGGTCTTTGGTTTGGATTGTCGTACGGATTGGCTACGCTTCCAGTGGTCGCCCTGGACGGACCTCTTCCCTTCCTTGATGCGGCTTGGGCATTTGCGACGTTCCGAGTGACACGACGTGCGGTTTCGGTTGGAAAAGAGGTCGGGAAGTTCATTGACGAGGTAATCGCATGATTGCTCCGGACGAATTGCAGGACAAAAGACTTGATCAACTTGAGCAAAGACTCCTCCTCATTGAGCAAACGCTCATTGAAGTCAAAGGAATGCTACGCGTCGTCAAAGGTTTAGCCGTTGGAGTCGCTGGAATCGTCGGACTTAACGTGCATTCTATCTTGGTTTGACGTTAAAGTTCTGCACAATGACCGCAAACGCCATGATCTTCCCCGTCCATGGGGAATGAAAAAGCAAAATCCTTCAGAGAGCACCACTCATAACACATTTGACATTGAAACTCTCCAATGATCATGCACGTCCCTCCAGGTGTTCGTCAATAATTTCAACCAATTGTTCCAGGGCATCAGCGATCCTGCACGTTGAGCAGAAACTTTCAGCAAAAACGCCGCTCGTATGTACGTAGATGTTTGCTCGGCAACGTGCGCACTCGTCATGATACCGTTCATTCCTCAGCATTGACAATGCACCCGACCTTTACAGCACTTTTTGACGTCCACGTAGGGCTCCTTTGTCTGAACATACACCCAATGCTGAGTGCATCCTCCACAGATAACGCCCTTGTGCCGTGGATCGCCGTCCTCGGCGTTCCAAGGAAGATAGTACATTGTGCTAGGCATACGTCCAATGACACGTCCGCATTCACAAAGAAAGGTGTTTTGACGAGCCATTATTCCTCATCTCCCTGGTCATGAACGTCATCGTTGCGCTTCTCACGTGTCCAGCGGGTGATTCGAGCTAATGTATCAGCCCCCAGGACAAATATCGCCGCATCAATGACCTGTGAAGTCTTGAAACCTGCTCTCTTCAACTCTTTCAATGTCGCATTGGACACATCTCCTACGGTTATGGAATACTGATTCGCCATGATTAAGCCTAAAACACCCAACTATAATAATGTTATTTCTATTGGTAATCCTATCGGTCAAACCTCTGAACCTATATGGTAGGTAGTTCCTAGGCAGGGTGGGTGGGGGTGGGATAGGGACGACCGCTTCACGTGAATACTTGATCTCGTGCGTTGGTAGGGAAGATGGGACTGCTGTATAGTGCGTCTGACGTGCCGGACCGGTTTACTTTATACACCGCCTTTGCATGGAGGTATTATGGCTACGGCTAAGACACGAGATTTTGAAGTATTTGAGACTATTACAGCGAACGCCGCTGGAAACAATAAGAGTATTGATCTGAATACTTTCATCAACGTTGCTGATATGGAAGCGTTCGGACTCCTGGCTATCGAGGTCGGTATTAACGCCACAGAGACCACCCCCCAAACCTCTACCTTCCAAGCACAGATCGCACTGCAAGACCTAGCAACTGGATTCATTTCCCACGCTGATTTTGACTCATTGTACCTCACTTACAAGAACGTCCTTACTGGCTTCGAGGAAGAGTCACTATCCCTGGGTGACGTTGCAGACGTTCGATACATACCAGGAGGAATCCTTCAACTACGTGCAGACCGTATGAGTGGTGCAAGTGACGTAGAATTGTACGTGCGGATCACCGGCAAAATCGCCAAACTTTCCGCCGCTGACTACATGAGCCTCGCACTTACTAAGTCCCTCAGTGCTTGAGGTGAGTACTTGCCCGTCCCCGTACCCAAGAGAAACGAGGCATACACTGCCTACGTTAAGCGAGTATTCAACTACGTTAAGCGCAATAAGACTGCAATACGTGGATCCTATACCGGACGTGGCCGAAACCGTAAACTTCAGGCACCGGTTGTTATGAAGCGGATCGGTGTAAACTGGCGAAAGCATAGTAAATCAATGAAGAGGCGATGATGATGGCTAAAGGAGAACGAATGTTGCACGGTCAATTCGGCTGT